TCATCACACTACGCAAGCGGGTGCTGTCTTTTGACAACGCATCGAATGTGTGTTGTGAATAGCAGGAATCAACAAGGTGGGCCGCCCTACGACCTTCACTCCCGAACTCGGCGCCACGATCCTCGGCGCGCGTCGCGTCGGCGCCACGCTCCGTGACGCCTGCAAGGCCGCGGGCGTCCCGTGGGAGACGTTCAAGGGATGGCTCAAGGCCGGGCGCAGCGGGGACGCACGGCTCTCTGCGTTCGCAGAGAGCATCGACAAGGCCGCGGCGCAGTTCGATCAGGTGCTCCGCGCGCGTGTGCTGAAGGGCACCGAAGAGGATGCCCGCCTCGCGTTCGACATCCTCAAGTGGAACGAGCTTCGCGCCGAGCGCGCGGCGAAGCTCCGCGCCCTCGAAGCGCAGGCCATCGTCGATGAGAAGCGCGCGGCTGGTGAACTTGTGGACCGCCACGAGCACACGATGAAAGATCCCGTCGATGAACTCCGTAGCCGCATCGCTCGCCTCGCTGGACCCGGCGAAGCGGGAAGCAGCCCTGGCGGGGATCAGCCCCGCTGACGCCGCGGAGCTGCTCGCGCGGTGGGACTTCTGGGCGCGCCCCGATCAACTCCCGCCGCGAGGCGCGTGGCGCACGTGGCTCATCCTCGCGGGCCGCGGGTGGGGCAAGAGCCGCACGGGCGCCGAGTGGGTCCGCGCGGAGGTCAAGGCCGCACGCGCAGGCCGCATCGCCCTTGTGGCGCGCACCGCCGCAGACGTTCGCGACGTGATCGTCGAGGGCGAGAGCGGCATCCTCGCGATCTCACCGAAGGGTGAGCGCCCGACGTGGGAACCGTCGCGACGGCGCCTGACATGGACGAACGGCGCGACCGCAACGACGTACAGCGCCGACGAGCCTGACCAGCTCCGCGGGCCGCAGAGTGACCTCGCGTGGTGCGACGAGCTCGCGGCGTGGCGCTACCCCGATGCGTGGGACCAGCTGCGCTTCGGGTTGCGCCTCGGCGACAACCCGCGCGTGTGCGTGACGACGACGCCGCGCCCGACGCCGATCATCCGCGCGCTGCTCAACGCAAGCGACACAGTGGTCACGCGAGGGCGCACGCGCGACAACCGCGCGAACCTCGCGCCGGGTGTGGTGGCAGAGCTCGAGGCGCGTTACGCAGGCTCGCGGCTCGGGCGACAGGAGCTCGACGGCGAGGTGCTCGACGATGCCGCGGGCGCGCTGTTCCGGTGGGCGTGGGTCGATGCCGCGCGCGTCGCGAAGGCACCCGACCTGCGGCGCGTTGTCGTCGCGGTAGACCCGGCGACAACGAGCGGCGACGAGAGCGATGAGACAGGCATCGTCGTTGCGGGCATCGGGTACGACGGCCGCGGGTACGTGCTCGCTGACGAGTCAGGGCGCTACCGCCCCGAGGAGTGGGCGCGGCGCGTGGCAAGCGCGTTCGCGACGCACAAGGCCGACGCGGTGATCGCGGAGGGCAACCAGGGCGGCGAGATGATCGGCGCCGTGCTCCGCGCCTGCGGGGCCTCGACGCTGCCGGTCCGCACGGTGCACGCGAAGCGCGGCAAGGCCACGCGCGCCGAGCCCGTCGCGGTGCTCTACGAACAAGGCCGCGTGTCGCACGTCGGCGCGCTCGCGCGGCTCGAAGACCAGTTGACGACGTGGGACCCGGCGAGCAATCGCGAGAGCCCCGACCGCCTCGACGCGCTGGTCTACGCCGTGACGGAGTTGATGACAGCGCGCGCGGAGTCATCCGCGTCGCCGCCTCGCATGATCGCTGCTGCGCCCCGATGGGGCTTCTGAGATGCCCACCTACTCCATCGACATCACGAAGCCGTCGCCGCAGGATCGCTATCAGCGGCGCCTCGGCGCGGGCATCACGCCGCAGACCATCACGGCCGTTCTGCGTGATGCCGACCTCGGGAACATGTGGGGCTACGCGGACCTTCTCGATGAGATCCGGCAAGGCGACCCGCACCTTCACGGCGACCTGACGAAACGCGAACTCACGGTGTCGGGCGCGGACTACGAGGTCCGCTTGCCGACGACGGCGACGAAGCGCGAAGGCAACCGCGCGCTGCGGCTCTGTCAGGACGCGCTCGCCTCCATCGAGGTCGAAGCCGGGACGCTCGGACTCTCGGCGCGCGGCGCGATGCAGAACCTGCTCACGGCGACGTTCCACGGGCGCGCGGCTGTTGAGCTCACGTACGTGCGCGACGGCCGCTACACGATGCCGCGGCACGCCTACGCGGTGCACCCGCGGCGCCTCTCGTGGAGCAACGAAAGCGATTGGCGGCTCTACCTCTACGACGCGACGAGCGGTGACACGCGCTTCGCGAAGTTCCCTGGCGTGCCTCTCTCCGACGCCGCGGTGTTCCCGCGTGGTCGGATGCTCGTGCACATGCCGCGGCAGTTCGGGACGTACCCGCCGCGCGAAGGGCTCGGTCGCGCGCTGGTGTGGTTCAGCGCGTTCAAGCGGTGGACGGTGCGCGATTGGCTCGCCTTCGCGGAGTGGGCGGGCCGCGGGCTTCGCGTGGGGAAGTACGCTACAGGACGCGACCCGCAGAACGACGGCCGCGCCAACGACGAGGACGTGACCGCGCTGCAAGAGGCGTTGCAGGCGATGTCATCGACGGTCGCGACGGTCATCCCCGACGTGACCGACATCAAGGTCATCGAGGCGAAGGACAATCAGGTCCACAACGACCTCGTCAAGCTCTGCAACGGCGAGATGTCCAAGATGGTCCTCGGCGGCACGCTCGTGAGCGACCCCGGCGACCGCGGCGCGCGCTCACTCGGTGAGGTGCACCTTCGCGCGATGTCGCTGCTGCTCAAGAGCGACGCCGAGAACCTCGCCGACACGATCCGCCGCGACCTCTTCGCGCCCCTCGTGCGCGCGAACCTCGGCGACCGCGCACCGGTGCCGCACATCGCGTTCAGCGTCGAGCCTCCCGCCGACGCGAAGGAGCGCGCGGAGCGGCTCAAACTCTACATGGACCAGGGCCTTCGCGTGCCCGCCGAGTGGGTCTACGACGCCGAAGGCATCCCGTCGCCGCAGCCCGGCGACGTGACCATCGGTGGCACCGGCGCCGCGGTGATGCCGCGCGCCGACGCGCCTCCCGCTGAACCGCCGCCCGTCGAGGAGTGAGCCGTGGCGAGGTACGACGGCATCAACTTTACACCGCCCGCGGGTGTCCGCGCTGCACTGCGCCGCGGGCTCGACCTGCACGATCAGGGGATGAGCGGCGACGGGTTGCAGCCCGACACCGTCGCGTGGGCGCGCAGGCTCGCCGATGGCGGCGCCGCCACGCCGGAGAAGGCGCGCAAGATGGCGCGGTTCTTCGGTCGCAACGGCCGCTTCGCGACGGCGCCGAAGGACTCTCCCGCGTGGGTCTCATGGCTGCTCTGGGGAGGCTCCCCGGGTCGCTCATGGAGCGCGAAGCTAGTGCGTCAGATGGACGCGAGGGATGCTGAGATGACCGCAACCATTCGAGGCGCGTGCGTCGCGCTTGAGGCGCCCGCGCAGGGCGCAGAGTCGCCGTGGAACGTGCTCGCCTACGAGGTCGCGCTCGAAGGGCGCGGCGACGTGAAGCTCACGCGCGCGGACTTCGTGCAGTGCGTGGCGAACTTCACGCGCTTCGGCAACCGCGTGCCCGTGGTGCTCTACCACGCCGACACCGATGCGATGGCGCACCCCGACGCGCGCAAGGCGCATGCGTGGATCGTGGCGATGCGCGTGGGGTCCATGACCCGCGACGGCAAGACGGTCGCGACGCTCGAGGCGAAGTTCCGATGGGTCAACACCGCCACGCGCGCGAGCGTCGAGACGGGTGAGCTCGCGTACGGAAGCGTCACGCTCGTGCAGAACGGCGTGGACGAGGAGAGCGGCGCGGAGATCGGGAGCTACCTCTGGAGCTTCTCGCTCACCAACAACCCCGCCCTGGTCGACATCCCGCGCATCGCGGCGTCTGCGATCCTCCCGCGCAGCGTGCGCGCGAGCTCGTACTACGGCGATCTCGATGACCGTGACGATGTGATCGAGATGCTCCGCTCTGTGCTGATGCTCCCC